CTGTAAGCCAATGAGGAGCATTTTTAATCAATTCTTCAAATTCATCATTAGATCTGTCAAAATATTCTTCTGGATATTCGATGCCATCAAAATACTTATATACGTCGCCCAATTCACGTCCCCACTGATTTCTTAAATCAGCATCCATAATTAGAATTTTTGGCTTAGTAATATATTCAGTTCTGCGAAGTGCCTGTAAATCACGATACTTTAAATACTCAATATCACCGAAATACTCCCAATGATATACGGTATTTTTATCAACACCAACTGCCGATAATTTCCAAGGCGTAACACTTTTACAAGGAATCTCATCATCAGGTTTGAATGTTTTCACTGGTGCTTTTACTTCTACAAAAGAAGTTTTACTACTTGTATTTTCATCTTTATCTTCATTTTTTTCTATTTCAGTTTTCTTATTAGTAATATCTGTCATATGTGCCTTGGCAAAATCGATCATATCATCAGTGGCATTTTGCATATGACTAGATACCTGATAATCATTATTTCTATAAAAAGCAATTAAGTCTTTTGGAGTTACATCCAATTCTTTTGCTAATTCAAAAATTTTCATCCTTTTTCTCCTTATAAAATAGGAGAGTGCATATGCACTCCCCTAAACAATATTTATGTATTAGCCCTGAATCTTGAGTTCTCCGAAGAGTTCATCAATAACAATACCAATACCTTCCTGGTATACAACTTCTGCGTCAACGGTCATATCCTTCTTAAGACCATCCATACCGGTCTCATAGTAAGCAACATCACCTTCATTTACACGCTTAATAGGCTTGAACTCAGGGTCGATAGGAATGATGAAGATCTTCTTCTGATCGTCTGCGGAGAATACGCTTTCTCTTGTACCAGCTTTATTTACACGAGCCAGAGCAAGGCACTCATATCCCTCCCAGTTACCAAGAATACCATTCTTGTTTCTCTCATCCTTCATTGCATCTGAGAACATGCTGTAATTAACAGTATTCTGAAGCTTCTGGATAGCAGATCTAGTACCTACAAGCATTACCTCCTTGCCAGTAACTGCCGCAACAGCCTCAATCTGATCAATCATTTCAGACTTAGTAGCCTCAGTAAATGGACATTCATGGATCATATCGGTAGGAAGAGATTCGTCCATAGACATAAATGCAGTATAAAGAGCAGCATATCTATTCTGCTCGATAGAGGTATACATCTTATCCACAAGAGCGGCAAAATCAATTCTACCAGTCTGGAACAGTACGAAGTCAGTATATACCTTTACACCATAGAAAGAAGTTTCAATGGAGAAAGACTTACCAGGCTTAACTGCCTGACGGATCAGGTTGTGATGATTACCTGCAAACTTAGATACAGTAAGCAGAGAGTTATCATTAACAAAGAACTCATTTGCATCACCTTCTGCGATATTTCTTTCGTCTACAAGCTCCATAAAACGAGCATTAGCAGCGTTCCAACCAGAATTCATCTTATCAACGATTACATCCTCAATAAGTGTTGCAATTTCCTTGGAATGATCACGCCATGCCTGTCTACGCTTCATGGAATTTGCTTCCTTGAAGTTAAGACCAAGAATCTTGTCAAACTGATTTCTAAGAATAGTCAGAGTCTGTTCTTTATTATATGTTGTATTAAAGACATTATGGCTTGCGTCCATCATCAGAGAATTGAACTCAAGCATATTGTCGTATTTATTATCAAACTGTGCTACAACGTTTGCACTAAAATATGTAATTTCTCTCATTTATTTATTCCTCCTTCCTCTATTAAGCGACATCCTTGTTCTGAAGAACCTGAATGCGAATCATGGTGTAATAAGTACCAGCAGAAACACTGTGAATTCTTCCAATGAAACCATTGGTAGAAGTAAGAGTAGAAACCTGAGTTCCATCAGCCTGTGCAACATACATACCCTTACCATCAGTAACAACAAGTCTTCCAACCTTAACATTTTCAGCGGACTCGTCGGTAAACTGATAACTTGCTACAGCAAAAATTTCTTCATATACAGCAGGATCATTTACCTGATATGCCTTTGCAGGTTTGCCAGCTGCGTTTACAAAGTGATAAGCCTGCCCCTGTTCATTGGTCATAGCGGTCTTTACTTCAGCAGGAGAACCAATTACAGCAATAGCATCAGTTGCCTTTGCAATAGTTGCGTATCTTTCCTGAAGTCCGTTACCGGTATAGTCACCAACCTTTACAGGTACACCATTATCAACTGCGATAGCTTTTTCGCTTTCATCACGTACAATTACATCAAAAATTCTTCCAATGTCGGTAGCAGACATTAAAGAAGACTCAAACATGCCATGCATGTCACTTTCCTTGGCCTTGAGATTTGTATAAACCATTAGAAAATTCCTCCTTATTAGTTATTTTTTGCATTAAAAAAGAACGTCTCTAAAACGTTCTAAAATGTTAAATAGTTATTTTGTTTCTTTGTTTTTATTATTAAGCAGACCATCTAAGAAAGAAGAATTCTGCTCGGTTCTTGCGAATGCTAAGAATGCAGGTCTCTTTTCGTCCTTTTTGGGCTCCTCAATATTCATAGTAAAAGTTTTAGTTGTTTTGACAACTTTGCCAAGAGCAGCATCGGCCTTTTCTGTTAATTCTTCCTTTGTAAATTTCTTTACATTTTCCACATCCATCAAAGACTTAAACTCATCTGTTTCCAGATAATTCTTATAAGCTTCGTCTTCAAATACGGTCATCTTATCAGCAATCTGTTCTGCTTCTTCATACTGTGCAAGCTTTTCAGAAATAGAAGAGTAGTTAGCCCTCATATTATCTAACGTAGCCTTTTCTTCTGCTGTAACGAATTCCGCAAAAGCATCCTGACGTTCACCTTCAAATCTAACTTCATCATTTTCTTTTACATATGCTTGTTTATAGAAGGTATTATTACAACCAGACTGATAGATGAAATAATCATCAGTAGTTTTTACAATCCAATAACATTCGTTTAAAGACTCTTCAATAGGAGCAAGTAAAGCATATAATGATGTTCTAATATCTTCGTGAGATAATTCAAATGTCTTAGAATATTTTTCTTCAGTAACAACAGTATCTGGCTCTGGATCATCTGCAATAGGTTCTTCTGTTGTGGTAACAGGTTCCTCTACGGATTCTGACTCATTATTTGATTCAGGTTCCACGGGTTCCTCGCCTTCTCCTTCTTCACCAAAAAGAGTAGTAAATAATTCTTCAAGTTCTGTATCAGACATTCCTTCATATTCAAAAGTAATATCATCTACAGTCTTGTTATATTTCTTAAGTAACTCTTCAAATTTTGTCATATTAACCTTTTCGTTTCCTCCTTTCTCAAATTTTTCAGTTGTGTTTAGAATTGTTTTGGAATTTATATTGATACTGGATAAAGTTTTATTAAGGTTATCCAGAGTTTCAATTAATTTAGAGTGTTCGTCTTCTGAAATAGAAGAGAATAAAGAATTGTTTTCTTCAGAAAAATCTTTTAGAGTCAGTTTGCTCCCAGCCATTCCAGGGAGTACACCTTTCCCCAACAAAGTACAGCCTTGTACATAAAAATCGTCGAGATGAAGTGTTTTATCTGTATTATCCCAATGCATTGTACGAATCACAAGTTCAATAGAACAATCAACAGTTTTCCGTCTTCTCAGAATATCACAAGTATCAGTATATTCCTCATATACAACGACATCAGAACATACAAAATTTCTATCAAATTCTTCGTCATATTCAAGATGAATGCTTTCAGGATGAACAAAGTGACCTACGGGAATTTCCTTATAAATCATCTTGTCCAAATTTTCGTCATAATACATCGTATGACCAGAAAAATCTTTAATGGGATTTCCATTTTCATCTTCTTCAGATGTTTCTATAATATCAGCCATGATAGGTCTATCTTTAATAGACATCATCTTTTCTTCGAGAACATCTGTTTCTATATGAGAATTATTTCTGTTGGACAAATCGTGGAAGGCTCTGATTTTTCCGTATAATAGCCCTTCGGTTAAATCATCCTCTAATTCAAATACAGCATGTGTTTGAACTGCGATATTATAACCGGATTTCTCCGCACTAAAGCTCATTGACTTTTTCTTCTGACTGTAGAATCCGTAAAGATCTTCTAAAGTTAAAAGCTTTTTATTCAATCGTATATTTCCTCCCTTCTTCAAAAATTCTCCCAAAGAGGGAGTAAATTAAAACAGCAACTTATTTGTAAATCCAATTTTATCAACTGGGATAGTATCATCGAATTTTAAAGTTGCGTTATTTATAAATATAAAAAAAGATCCGCCAGAAGGAATTTCTGTGAATCCTAATTTAACTAAATTATTTTTTACTACCTCATCCGAGGTGAATAGGAATTGTGTTGAGTTTTTCATATGATCACCTCTTATTTATGCGCTATTTGCTTGATTAATTATTTGCTGCTGTGCCAGCATTCTTTTCTCCATCTCTAGTTTGTATTGCACTATCAGATAAATCATCATCATTTTTGGTCTGTCCACCAGAATCTTTTTTGCCAGATTGTGTAAATGAACTCTGAAGAGGGATCATTAAATTTTTGATTCCTATTGCGTTCTCAAATGTTAATTTACAATAAGCTTCATAAGGGTTCCCCATTAGACTTGTGAGATAATCAAGTGCTGATCCACCTAGAGTAGCAGCATCTTTCATTGTAGATTGATATTCATCTTGGTTATACCATGTGATTTTATGAATCTTAAATGAATAACCGTCAGACATCACATTTTTAATATAATGATTATACCAAGACTCAATTTTATTAACTAAAATCCAACATGTGCTCATATCATTTTGAATAGCATGTTTAAGTCCAACTGAGTTCGTGCTTGAACCACCGCTAATAACAAGCTGAGATGCACCAGCATTAGCAAAAATATTCTGAACAGACTGTGCTAATTCATTATTCGCTTCCGTAGTATTTGATTTAGGAAATGTGATCATTTTTAAATCCATCGGACTATACGCAGTACCAACCAATTCTGGCACAACAGCATCTATTAAGGCTTGCATTTGTTGTACAAGCTCAAGACTTAATGAAAAGTCATCAACATTTTCTGAATTTGGAACAGTTGGGATTTTGCTTATAAGGAGAACATAATTTTCAAGAGCTGTTCGATTATTAATCAATTCTTGTAAATCAATATCATCAAGTATCAACTCAAAAAGTGGTAAGAAAAATGGAAGAGGGGCATAAAATTCATCATCTGGACATGATGTTAAGCAGAAGGTTGTGTTTGGATCTAATCTATACCACTCGTAATCTCTACCATTATTTTTATAGTCTTCATATCCTTTTATATGTTGTTCAGACCATGCTCCTATGCCATCATTATTTGCACCATAAATATAATTTTTGTTATCATTTTTATCAAAATATGCTGCATCATAATATACAATCCATTGATTATCTTGTGTTTTACCATATATACGACAATACTGCACGTCTAATGGCATCCACACTTTACCATCTTCACCTGAATCGTATAATTCCCAAACTGCAAAACCATCTCTTAATGACATATACATTTGAGAATATGAATCTTTCGTTAGTTCAAATTTGGAAAAATTTTTTAACAGATTTTGATAATTTTTAATAGATTTACTTGAGTTAATTTCTTTTGTGAAGTCATTTAATTGCGTAATATTGTAATAGAAAAGAGGCATTGATGGGTAATACATAAGAAGCTTTTTATAAAGCATTGAATATCTGCACAAAAAACGTGATATTTCTCTAATATTATCTTGGCTGTTATTAGGTGAACTAATATAATT